CCCGGGTAAACTCTGGCCGCACGGCGCGGCCCCGGTGATCGGTGCTGCTCAGGGGTGATCCCGGAGGTGCGGTATGGCAGAAGGCGTGGCCGGTCGAGGCCTGGAAATCGTGTACCGCGACATCGAGGATGTCCGGCCGTATGAGCGGAACGCCCGGACGCACACCGACGAGCAAATCGCTCAGGTGGCCGCGTCGATCCGGGAGTTCGGCTGGACGAACCCGATCCTGATCGACGACTCCGGCATGATGGTCGCCGGGCACGCTCGCCGTAGCGCCGCCGTTATGCTCGGGCTCGACGCCGTGCCGACCATCACGCTCTCTGGCCTCACCGAGGACCAGGTCCGCGCGTATGTCCTGGCCGACAACCAGCTGGCCGCAAACGCCGGATGGGACCCCAGCATCCTGTCGTCGGAGCTCCGCGCCCTCCAGGAGGCTGGGTATCACCTGCCCCTGATCGGGTTCAGCGACGCGGACCTGTTGAGGCTGCTCGCCCCGCCGGGGAACGAGGGCCTGACCGATCCCGACGACGCCCCGCCGAAGCCCGCCCGCCCGACCTCGGTGCTCGGCGATGTTTGGCTGCTCGGCCGTCACCGGCTGGTGTGCGGTGACTGCACCTCTCCGGCCCATGTCGACCGCTGCCTGGCCGGTGTGTCTCCGAACATCATGGTCACCGACCCGCCCTACGGCGTCGACTACGAGCCCGGCTGGCGCGAGCAGTCCGGCCTGGCGGACAAGGGGTCCCTGGCGACGGGCGTGGTGCTCAACGACGACCGTGCCGACTGGCGTGAGGCCTGGGCGCTGTTCCCCGGCGCGGTGGCCTATGTCTGGCATGCGGGCACGAAGGCGCACATCGTCGCCGCCTCTCTGGCCGCCGCTGGGTTCAACATCCGGGCCCAGATTGTCTGGGTGAAGAACCGGTTTGCGATCTCGCGTGGGCACTATCACCACCAGCACGAACCGGTGTTCGATGCCCGCCGCGGCTCTGACGCCGCCCAAGACAACGCGGACGAGGGTGACCATGACCTGGGTCATTACGCCGTCCGCGACGGGCAGGCTGGCAGTTGGGAGGGCGACCGGAAGCAGTCCACGGTGTGGTTTATTGACCACCAGAAGAACAACACCGGGCACGGCACGCAGAAACCCGTTGAGTGCATGGAGCGCCCTCTGCGGAACAACTCGAGCCCGGGCCAGGCCGTCTACGAACCATTCTGCGGCTCCGGCACGACGGTGATTGCCTGCGAGCGTACCGGCCGGTCCTGCCATGCGATGGAGCTCGACCCGGGCTATGTCGATGTGATCGTGCAGAGGTGGCAGGCCTACACCGGGCATCGGGCCGTGCTCGAGGCGACCCGGCAGGAATACGCCGAGGTGGTGTTCGAACGCGCCCGCGCCGCTGCCCACGAGGCCGACCCGTCCCCCGCTCCGGACGCCCCGGAGGCTGGCCCGGCGCTCGACCCGGTCACGCCCCCTCCGCCGCCGAAGCCCGCGCCGCCGAAGAAGCCCGCCCCGAAGCCCGCGAAGGGTAAGAAGGGCGGTGGCCGTTGATCGAGAACCTGCAGGCCCGCCTGGCCGTGATCCTCGCCGCCATGCCCGAAGATCAGCCGTTCCCCGGTTTGTTCCTCCACCCGAAGCATGGTGTTTGTGACGACGATGGGTGCGGAGTGTTCGACGGGCCCGACCTCGAGGACGCCGACGCGGCGGTGGTCATCGGGCACGCCCTCGGGTTCCTCTGGCGTCTCTGGGCCGCCCGAGGGGATACCGCCCACCTGCTCGAGGGGCCGTCCGGCCGCGTGATCAGTGTTTTCGCTCGCCCGCGGCACGACCATGACCACCCGGCGCAGTTCCCGGTTCTCTGGGTCACCGCCCCTACGGACCTCGAGGCCCTGCTCATGGCGCTGGAGGCTGAGCTCGACCTGCCGGTGACCGGAAACCACCACCTCCGCGCCGCCGCCGTCCGGTGACCCGTGCCCGCGTCCCCTACCCCCTGGTTCCTGTCGCCGAAGGAGGCTGACCGTGACACTTGAAGCGCCCCCGATAACCGACGACGCCGATAAGGTGAACGCCTACGCCGCCGCGAAACGCGACCCCATGTTTGAAGAAGCGGTCGGCGTCCTGCTCGACACCGGCGTCGCGTCCCTCTCCGTCCTGCAGCGCCGGTTGAAGGTCGGCTATAAACGGGCGTCGAACCTGTTGGAAATGATGGCGGCCTGCGGCCTGGTGAAGGACCGCCGGGTGGGCGTGACCGCGACCCTCACGATCACTCACGCCGAATGGTTGGCCCTGGAGACCGCCGCGCACGGTGTCATAACGGACCTGGCGGCTCACTATGTGCCCCTGGCTGGCCGGGTTCCCGCCCGCGCCCCCGCCCGCGACCCTGATCCGTCGCCGGTGGCCGCGACCGTGCCCCCGCCGCGCCCTGTCACCAGGCCGCTCGACTGGACAGAGTCCTGCCCCCGGCGTCCTGGGCTCTACCTGCTCCAGGTGGGTTTCCTCGGACCGGATGTGGTCCGTCTCCGCCCGTCGCCCAAGATGGGAGGCCCGCTGCTCTGCCCCGGCTGGGCGTGCGGGTTCGGGCCTGGGGACACTGTGTCCTACGCGACGGTGTCGCAGGTGCCCGCGGGCGCGCTTTGGCTTGGCCCCCTGCCCGCACCGCCGAAGGCCCTACCCGAGCCCAATCCGGTCGACGCTGCCGGGGCTGTTGCGTGATAGCCGAGCCCGGGGTCATCATGGCCTTAGTGGGCTGGGCCTTGCTCTGTCTGGGTCGCCGCCTGCGCCGCCGTTGCCCCGGCTCTGAGGATCGGTGAGGTGGGCCGCCCGTCCGCCTATACCGAGGCCGTCGCCCTGACCGTTGCCATGCGGATCATGCTGGGGGAATCCCTCGCGTCGATCGGCAGGGATACGGCGATGCCCGCAGAGTCCACCATGCTCGCCTGGGCTGCCGACCCCGAGCATCCGTTCTCGGAGTACTACGCGCGCGCCTGCGAGGGCCGCGGCATCACCTACGGGGAGCGGGTTGCCGAGATCGGCATGGCCGTCGCTGCCGGAAAGATCGACCCTCGGGCTGGCGCGGTGGCGATTGACGCCCTGAAGTGGGCCGCTGCTCGGATGGCCCGCCGCCGGTTCGGGGACAAGATGGACCCCGCCGCCCTGGTGCAGGGTGGGGTGGGCGTCCTGGCGATCCCGATTGCCCCCGGCAGCATGGCGGAATGGTTGGCCCTCGAGGACGGTGCTGCGGCGTCGGACCTGGCCGCTCGGGAGGCCGCAGACGCTGGTGCTCACGCCCCTGGCGGTTCCGGTCCGTCGGTCGCCGCCGCGGACGGGACGCTGGTTATCGAGCGCGGGCCGCGTCGCCGTGCCCCTGGCGGTGGGCATGGCGTGGTCCGGGCCTGATAGATGCCCGCCGGACCGGGCTCACGCTCTGGTTCTAGGACGCGGACGATCTTCCACAGTTCCGCCCCACAGTTCCGCCCAGTGGCGTTCCTGCGCTCCCAGGGCGGTTCCTCCGTCGCACACTCTCGCACATAGTTGCAGACCGAGGGTAACCCCCCGCCGTTCCAATCTTCCAAGTTTCGTGATTGGGACCTGGTTCCAAGCTCACGAGTTTTGGTGATTGGGACCCGCGCCAAGACGGACAAGTTTCGTGATTGGGACGCTCGCCATGCTCCCACAGTTCCGCCGCACAGTTTCCACCAGTGGCGTTCCTGGGCTCGCAGGGCGGTTTGGCGGTCGCACACTGCCCGCACATGTTCGGCGGACGCAGGGCAACCCCCGTGCCACGATACTCCGGGAGCGCCGCCCGGATAGATTCCGCCTGCCTACCCCGCCGTCGCCGCCGCTCGGGCTCTGGGCAGTTGTCAGGTTTGGCTTGACGACTGGCCGCACCAGTGCGTGGAGTGGCCCTGGTTCTCGGTCTGTATTCCGCACAGTTCCGCCCATAGTTTTGACGATCGCCCTTCCTGGCCTCTGGTGGCGGTTGATGCTCCGCGGGCCTGCCCCACATGTCCGCCGGACCGAGGGCAACCCCCGTGCCACGATACTCGGGGAGCGCCGCCGCGATAGATTCCGCCTGCTGGCGTCCGCCCCTGGGCTCGCCCCGTGGGCGCTCGGTGCCGCTCGCCCGCCCCTGGCCGTCCCTCCGCTGGCCGTCGGGGCGACAGGTGCGTGGACAGGTGCGTGGACAGGTGCGTGGACCGGCGCGGTTCTCGGGCGATAGATCGGCACCAGTCCCCCGCACAATCTCGACGAGCGGCCCTGGCGTGCTCCCAGGGCCGTTGCTCC